ACGACGGCGCCGACGTTTTGCGGGGCGACCGGTTGCGAGCACCGGAGTACGACGAACAGTACCGGGTAATCGGGACGCAGAAGTCTACCAACCCTGAGGTGTACGTCCGGATCGAGGCCGAGTTGGAACAGCCCGAGCCGACGTTCGAGGAGGGCGGCAGCTGATGGCGCGCGTAACCGTGAGGGTGGTCGGCAGGGAGCGGCTGATCAAACGCATCAAGGAGATGCTGGTTGACGCTCGCGAAGGTGCGCAGGATGAAACACGGGAGGTGGCGGAGTTCATCCAACGCCGCGCTAAGGAGTTCGTGCCTGTGGACACCGGCCGTCTACGCGACTCAATCCGAATCAACCAGACCGGTAAGGCCGCGTACAACGTCGGCCCTGGCGACGAGGTCGAGTACGCCGAGTACGTGGAATTCGGCACGAGCCGAACACCCGCTCAGCCGTACATGCGTCCGGCGCTGGAAGAGGCCAGGCGCGAGTTCCCTCGTGCACTGCGACGTCGGGTGCAGGCGGAGATTGACTGATGCCGCACATCAACCCGGTTGCCGAGTCGCCGTTGCTGGCGATTCAGCGCGCGCTGTACGAGCTGTTGAGCGCCGAGCTAAGCGTGCCGGTGTTCGACTTCACGCCGGAGGACCAGCCGCACCCGTACGTGATGATCGGCGAGAGCACCGAAGTTCCGGACAACGCGCACGACCGGTACGGGTCGGATACCACGCACGTCATCCACGTGTGGACCAAGTATGAGGGTTGGTCGCAAGCGCTTGGGATCGTCGACGAAATCAAGCGCACGCTGGACCACCGCGAGGAGTCGTTGGCGGTCGAAGGGCACTGGGTTGTGTCGATCAGCCACGAGATGACCCGGACGATGCGGGACCCCGACCCGCAAATCCGCCACGCTCCGGTTACGTACCGGATCGTAACTGAACAACTACCGGCTTGACCTGGGAGGGTTGACCATGCCCGGTTTGGACGCATTTGGTGTCGTCCTGGAGCGTGAGGCCACCATTGGTGGCGGAGACTTCGTGGCGATCGCCAACATCGAGTCGCTCGGTGGCCCTGGCATCGAACGAGAGCAGATCGACGTCACGTCGCACGACAGTCCCGAGCAGTGGGAAGAGTTCGTGTTCGGCATCAAGCGAACCGGCGAGGTCTCGTGTGACGTCAACTACGACCCGTCGGAACATGACTTCCTGTTCGACGACTTCGACACGCCGGAGCCGCGAGCGTACCGCATCCGGTGGCCTGACCCTGCTGAGACCGTGTGGTCGTTTCAGGCGGGTCTCACCGGCTTCGAGCCGGACGCTCCGCACGACGACAAACTGACCGCGTCGCTGACGTTCAAGCTCAGCGGCATTCCTGACTTCGTGGTTGGATCATGACGACACTCAAGCAGCTCATCAGCGAATCCGAAGACGTCCAGTACGAAGACGTCGAGATTCCGGAGTGGGGAGGCGCCACGTTCCGCGTGCGCGGTCTCACGGCGGAACAGCTCGATATGTACGAGGCGAAGCAGATCGCCTTGCGCCGGAAGGACGTCGGGAACGACACCGAAGTCAGCATGCGGAACCACCGTGCGGAGCTGGTGGCTCAGGTGCTGTTCGACCCGGACACCGACACCCGGATCTTCCCGGACGTCAAGGAAGGCGCGCGCATCCTCAGTCGCAAGTCGTCCGGCACCGTGAACGGCCTGTTCATACTGGCGCAGAAGCTGAGCGGCATGGACCGCGAATTCGGGAAGAAGGTCGCCGACGCCAAGGCGGATTTCAGCGACGGCCAGAACTCGTAACTCAATACGACCTGGCCATCGCCTTCCAGATGACCCCGCGCGAGGTCATCGAACGATTCACCGAGACCGAGCTGATTCACCTCGTCGCGTACGAGCAGTTGTACGGCCCGATTGGTCCGCGACGGTTTGACATCCTGTTTGCACGCCTCGGCATGGACGTGGTTTCGCCGCACATGAAACGCGGTAAGCGGCCCAAGCTCGATGACCACCTCGTGCACTGGAGCGGCAAGCCGAAGCAGACACCGGCCGAAATGCTGGCGATCGCGAAGCGCATGCAGCGCCAGTTTGAACGACGGCCGGTAAGGCCGAAACCTACCCGGGGAGGTGGCGTCAGTGGCACTGCTCGAATCCCTGCTGATTCATCTGGGCGTGGACGCCGACGACCTCGACCGCGAGGCTCGACGCATCGAGGACGGCCTGAATCGGGTAGGGACTAACGCGGCGGCCTTGGGTCGATCGCTCGGTTCCGCACTTTCAATCGGTCCTGCGCTGGCACCAGCCGTGACTGCAGTCGGTGGTTTCGCCGCTGCGTTCGCCTCGGCTGGTGCCGGTGTTGCTGCGTTTACGGCGGCTGTCAAGCCGCAGTTCGCAGGCGTGACCGAGGCGGCCGACCTGTACACCGCCGCGCAAGAGGCGCAGGCAGAAGGCGGAAAGAAGGCAGCCGAGGCGCAACGCGCGTACCGAGACGCCTTGAACGAGCTGCCCCCCGCCACCCGCGCTACGGCCGAAGCATTCATCGGCCTGCGCTCCGACTTCCAGAGCTGGTCGGACTCGCTCTCGAGCACGACGATGCCCATCTTCACCAACGGCATCAACACGCTGCGAACGCTGCTGCCCTCGTTGACCCCGTTCGTCAAAGACGCCGCCTCGGCGATCGGTGACTTCGGCGCGCAGGTCGGTAAAGACCTCAAGTCCGAGGGCTTTAAAGAATTTATGACGGACATGCAGAATACGGCCAAGCAGGTGCTGCCCGACCTGCTCAGCTCGATCCGCAACATCGCCATCGGCTTTGGCGGAATTCTGCAAGCGTTTATGCCAATGAGCGCAACGATGACCGGTGGTCTGGAGAACCTAACCGCAAAGTTTGCCGACTGGGGCAGCGGGCTTAAGGACAGCGAGGCGTTCGGCGCGTTTCGTGAGCTGTCCAGCGCGGGCGGTGGCGCGTTGGCCAACCTCGGCACGGCACTGGTTGAGGTGCTGGTTAGCCTTGAGCCCGTGTTGGGTGCGACAACGCAGCTTGCCACCGTGTTCGCTCAGGTCGTGGCTGCGATTCCGACTGACGTTCTGGTGACGCTGGGTCAGGTGCTGCTGGCGCTCAAGGCGGCAACTATCGCGTATACCGTTGTTACGCGGACAATCGCCATCGCCACCGGCTTGTGGTCGGCTGCGCAAGGCGCGTTGAACATCGTGATGATGTTGAACCCTATCGGCCTGATCATCGCCGCGATCGTCGCGTTGGTTGCGATCATCGTCATGGTTTCGACGCGCACGACGTTCTTTAAAGACTTGTGGAATACGGTCTGGAACAGCGTCAAGACGATCACACAAACTGTGTGGAACTGGATCAAGAACGCCATTAGCACGGCGATCGACTTCCTCGTGATGCTGTTCATGAACTTCACGGGGCCAGGTCTCATCATCCAGCATTGGGACACGATCAAGAGCGCCACTAGCGCCGCGTGGAACTGGGTTAAGAACGCGGTCAAGAACGTGTTCAACTTCCTGAAAAACTTGTTCCTGAACTTCACTGGTCCCGGCCTGATCATCAAGCACTGGAACAAGATCAAGGATGCGACGAGCAGCGCATGGAACTGGGTGAAAAACCTGATTTCGAACGTACTGTCGTCCATCAAGGACTTTATCTCGTCCAGGCTGAGTGCGGCCAAGAACGCGGCGGTGAACGCGTTCAACACCATCAAGAACACGATCCGCGATCGGATCAACTCCGCCCGGAGCGCGGTGAGCAACGCTGTTGGCGGCATCGTGGACAAGATTCGGGGCATCAAGGACAGGGTCATGGGGGCGGTCCGAGGCGCGCTTAACTGGCTCAAGGAGGCAGGCAAGAACGTAATTCGAGGGTTTATCGACGGCATCCGGTCGATGGGTGGGGCGGTACGCGACGCAATCAGTGACATTGCGGGGAGCGTGACCGACTTCCTGCCGTTCTCCCCGGCCAAGGAAGGACCGATGTCGGGCCAGGGTGCTCCCGAGATCTCCGGCCAGCGAATCGGCGAGAACCTCGCGCGCGGTATCCGGTCGGGCATCAGCGAGATCGAGTCCGCGAGCGGCATGCTGCTTGGTCCGCTCGACTCCCAGCAGGCTGCGATCAGGCAGGCGCTCGCACGTCGAACCGGACAGGTCGGACGGGCAGGGGTGGCGGCTGGCATGGGCGGCGCGAACCGTATCGTAATCGACGTGACCGGCGCCGACGAGGGCATGAAGGAATTGATCCGACGCCTGATGCGAACGAGTCAACTGGTGGTGCAATGACGGCGACGTGGCCTCCGGCCATCCGGGTCGATCTGTTTTACGACGACGCGTGGCACGACATCACGCCCGACGTTCGGCTGACGGCAGACATCGAGTTGGAGCTTGGTCGCCGCAACGAAGGAGCGGACGGCGCCGACGCTGGGTCGTGTACACTCACTATTAACAACGGGCGCAGTCACGTCAACCCGGAGGTGTCCGGCCGGTATTCCACCAAGAACCCGCTCAGCGATCTGTTCGGCAAGATCGGTAAAAACACCCGCATTCGCATTCGAGTAGACGAGGAGCCGTTGCCCCCTACGCCGTTCCTGGTGGACACGTTTAATCGCACGACGGCGAGCAGTTGGGGGTCAGCCGACACCGGGCAAGCGTGGTTCATCCAGGAGTTCATTGACAACGGCGTCAACGACAGCGACTATTCGGTGTCGGGCGGCTTGGGTCATATGTTGATGGACTCGGTATCGCCTTCCTCGTTCCGAATGATGCAGGCGACTCTCGGCACGAAGAAAGCCGACGTTGACGTTGTGTGCACCATGCAGACCGATCAGAGGTCGGTTAGCGTTAATGGGCTGACAGCTAACTTCGGCGGTATCGTTGTTCGAGCGTCCGAAGACGGAACCGCAATGTTGGTGGGCGCGGTGTGGTTCGCTGCTGACAGCGGCTTGCCCAACGGCGCTGGTCTGCGCGTCGCCACCTCCATCGTTGCACTGGTGGACGGCTCGAACGCGGAGCAGGTGCAGGGTACGGTTGTTCCCGACCTCGTGTACGAAGTAGGCCAGCCACTCAACGTACGGCTGCAAGCCAACGGACCCGAGATCAAGATGCGGGTGTGGTCGCCTGACATGCCGGAACCCACCGTTTGGCACTCGCAAGCGTACATTGAACTGGTGGCTGACGAGGGCGACATCGGCTTGTTTACGCAAGGCAGCGCTGAGGGCACCACGCTGCCGGTGACAATCAGCTTTGGGTCGTTGGAAGCGTCCGACTTCATGGAGCCCGATGACGCGGTTCGCGGTGTGTTCGAGGTGTACGAGTGGCCGCCTCGCTGGGACATCTCCGACTCCGACGTGTGGGTGCCGATCGTCGCCAACGGCATCATTCGACGGCTTAGCCAGGGGTCGCAGCCGATCAAGTCGGCTATGCGGCGGTACATTCCGTCGCTGTTCCCAGTCGCATACTGGCCGCTGGAGGACACGGGGTCAACCGGTCAGTTCTCGGTGCCCGCTGTATCCGGTGGTCAGGCGTTGACTGTGGCTGGCGTCAACTTCGCTCAGGACAGCGATGTAGTAGGGTCGGCACCGCTGCCTGAACTGCTGGCGTCGTCGGGCAACCGGAACATTCGTAACGGCGCTCCGTTCATGTTGTGCAGCGAGGTTCCAGCCATCGACACCGGATCGTGGTCGGTGTTCATGGTGTTCAACATCCCGGATGATCGATTCCCAGCGTCCGGCGAGCACGAGATGCTGCGGTTCAACTCCAGCGGAACCGGTACCACGTGGGTGATGACGTTCGAGCGCGTAGCCGGGTCGCCCGCCATGCGCCTGCAGATCTTTAACGAGGACGGCGCTACAATCGGCAACGTTACAGCGGATCAGACCTCGTCGTTGGCGGTCAGCGGACCCCGGTTGACGAACATCTGGCGGGTGCTGGCAGTCAAGGCCGTACAGAACGGATCGAACGTAGACTTCCGTTTCGAGTGGTCCCGAATCGACGGCGTTGAGTTCTGGGGCAACCAGGGCAGTTTTGCCGGATCGGCAGGTCACTTCACTCGAATTAACACCACGTTCAGCACGGAACTGGAGGGCTTCAAGTTCGGTCATCTGTCGGCTTGGGGACTGCGTAACCCGGTCGGGTACTTCGACGCGCTTACCGGTCTGCAGTCCACGATGGGCTTTTCGGGTGAAGCAGCCCGAGAGCGCATGCGACGGTTGACCACTGAGGAGAATGTGTCGTCGCTGATCACGGGCGATGCCGACACGCCGATGGGTCCGCAGTCAATCGCCACGTTTAACCAACTCGTGCAGGACGCGGCTACAGCAGACATCGCCATCCTGTCAGAGCAGCGTAACGAATCGGGTCTGTCACTCCGGGCGCGGCAAGAGATGTACAACCAGGACGCCGTACTGGTCTTGCAATACTCGAATGGCGAGATCTTCATGCCGTTCGAACCGACTGACGACGACCAGCGAATCCAAAACAGCATCACGGCGTCTCGCGAGCAGGGAGCCAGCGCCGTTGCTCAGCAAACCGAGGGACCGCTTAACATCAACTCACCCGTAACCGACCCGGACGGCGTGGGCGAGTACCCGCAGACGTATACGGTTAATCTGGAGACGGACGAGCAGTTGCCCGCGTACGCGGGGTGGCGGCTACGGCTGGGAACCGTGGACGAGCTGCGCTACCCTCGTGTCACGCTGAACTTGGGCAATGAGCGAATGCGGGTGCTGATTCCGGACATCATCCGGATTCGTGAGGGCATGAAGATCGTCATCACCGACCCTCCAGAGTGGTTGCCCCCAGACGACATCGAACTGATTGTCGAGGGGTACAAGGAGACGCTGAATGCGTTCAAGTGGGAAATCACCCTCGTGTGCTCGCCTGCCAGTCCGTGGGACGTGGGGGAGGTGGCGGAGGACGACTACCCTGAGGACGCGGGACCCAACGAACCGAACCGCGCCGACACAACTCAGTCGGTTGTGGCTGCTGACATCGATACGGCTGACACGGTAGTGTACGTCGAAACTGTACTGGCGGGTACCGAGCAACGGGCGCAGTGGGTGAACGTAGCTGCTCCGTCGCTGCCGTACCGGACGGCGTACCCGGATGAGTTTCCGTTCGACGTGCGGCTATCGCCTCGTGGCGGGCCGACTGGTGAGGTCGTGCAAGTGGACATGATCGAGCCGGTCGGTTGGGATACCTTCACGCGAACCGTGTCGAACGGGTGGGGAACCGCCGACTCCGGATTCGTGTGGTCAAATCTCGGTGGGTCTGCGTCCGATTTCAGCGTGACCGGTTCTGGAGGTCGCATAACCCTCGCCACCTCCCCCAGTACGATTCGGTTTCAGCAACTGCTGGTGGGATTCGCAGACGTCGAAGTGCTAGTAAGCATGTCGGCGCAACAAATTTCCACCGGGGCGTCGGTTGTCCCCGGCGTGATGCTGCGGGCGGCAGGCGCGTACTACCGGGCGCGGTTGCACTTTGGTACGGGCGGGGCGATGTTCACTTCGATCACCCGGGCAACTACACAGATCGGGTCATCGCCGTCACTGCCTTGGACGTACACGGCGGATCAGGTGTTCTGGGTTCGGGCGCGTGTCGTGGGCCAGCGGGTGCTGATTCGGGCGTGGCCTGACGGCATGGTCGAGCCCAGCGTGTGGTACAATGACCAGACCATAACTACCGACCCGATCGATGTTGGCGCGGTCGGTCTTACGTGTTCTACGCTGGGGGGCAATACGAACGTAAGCCCGTCGATCACGTACGACAACTTCCAGATCGTGACGCCGCAGAAGTTCACGGTGGTTCGCGGCGTAAACGGCATCGTGGTCCCCCACGAACGAGGCACAGACATCCGGCTGGCCAAGCCCGCCGTTGTGGCGATGTAGGGTAGGAGGTTCCCCCGATGCCGTTTCCCACCTGGCTGGCTGGACAGCGCATCACGGCTGACAGACTCGACGACCGGGACATCAAGCTGGTCGAGCAGGGTACCGATCAGACTGTCACCAACTCGACTACGCTGCGGGACAGCAACCTGCTGATTCCAGGCGAAGTCAACGCGATTTACTGGTACGCCCTGTACATCGCGTACCGAGCTACGGTCACGCCTGACTTTCGATGGGCGTGGGTTGCGCCGTCTGGGACGTCAATCGACCGATTCACGCTGGCGCGCGATGAGAACGCAGCCGCTGGCCTGACGGCCGGAACCACCATCGCCGCACGGTACGCCTCAATCGGGATCGAGCTGCGGGCGGGCGGTGGCGACACGGACGGCACCAACCCACCGGCCAACGTGTTCTACGTGCACGACCAGGGTATCATCAAAATAGGCGGTACAGCCGGTAGCTGCGTTGTTCGGTTCGCTCAGTTCACGTCCAGCGCCAACCAGACGATTTTCAGCAGTCAGTCGAAGTTGGTATACGCGAGGATCGGTTGATGCCCCCACGAATCGAAACCGTCAACCTCATCAGCCGGGACAACGGCGTTGGACTGACAACAGACATGGATCTGTTGCAGGCCATGCTAACCGACGCCGGATACGACGTTGAGCGCGTATCATGGCAAGACCGCCGTATGCGGCGCTGCGACGTCGCCATCTTCCTGGAACTGTTCAGTCCCGTGCTGGTTCGCCACGCCCGGCGCACGATCGGCATCTTTAACCTCGAGTGGTTCTTGCCTCGTTGGCGCGCGTACCTGCCCCGGGTCACGCAGTTGTGGGCCAAGAGCCAGGACGCCCACGCGGCGTTTGCTCGAATGCGGCTGCGCAGCCACTACACCGGATTTTTGTCGCGTGACCTGTACGACCCGACCGTGCCGCGCTCGTTGTCGTGCTTGCACCTCAAGGGTCATTCCGATCTCAAGAACACGCCTGCAGTTCTGGAAGCCTGGAGCCGAAACCCTGACCTGCCGCCGCTCACCATCATCTCACAACAGCCAATTCCCGACCCGCCCAAGGGCGTTACCGTGCTAGGTCGGCTGGAGTTTCCGGAGCTGGTCCGACAGCTCAACACACATCAGATTCACGTGTGCCCGTCGCGCGCTGAGGGGTGGGGGCACTACATCGTGGAGGGCGGGTCGACCGGGGCAG